CACGCGTTTCTATTCGAAAATACAGTAGGTGCTGTACCGGTTTTGCTTGACGGTGCAAGGTGTCACCGCTATGCGGGTGTTTACGTGGGAACTCACGGACGCTTTAATGGTCGTCAGCCAACGGCATTTAAGCATGCCTGCTGGAGCCTTCGAGGCCGGATCCAAGCCCTGTTAAAGTCAAGAGCGACTAGAGTTTTAACCCAAACCCCAAAGGGGATGCCTCTATCCAATTGAGGGCGCGGCGCGACGTACCTGGTGGTGTAATGGTAGTCTGGGGACATTAGTAGCGCAGCCTCCTCAATTTTTCCACAAGAAATTAGGTCCTCTATGTGGAGCTGGCTCGCCACAGAAATGTGGTAAAGCCGCTCAAATAGTACCCTCGTGTCTGGGCTTGGATCGAAATCGGGAATTTCGCAGCCCACGACTGAGTGGTAGCCATCTTCAACAAATCTGGCTTTGGACCCTTGTGTTTCTTGTAAGGCTTTGCGAGCAACAACGCCGACTATTGGACAGTGGGGTGTTTCATAGCAAGCGGACAACGCTTTGGCTCGCAACAGCTCACGGTGAACTTTTTCACCGGCATAAAGGCAAGAGTGAGACCAACCAAACTTGGAAACGAATTTACGCGGGTCGCGGATTATTTGGCCACTTTGGGAAAATACTAGGCCGCAAAATGAGGCAGAGCAAGGGTCTGGTTCTTCTTTGATTTTAATCTCGAAGCCACAGTCAGCGTACCCTTGCGGTGTGAGTTCAACATCAGTGACGAACAACCCATCGTCACCCTCAACAAATCCGCTAATAACCCCGCCAGCTTGATTCGCCAGATAAGTGGCTAAAATCAAATTGGTAAACCCATTTCCTAAGCTTGTACACATTTCACCGCTCATCCTACGGGCCTTTACCTTAGCCCGGAAACCTGTGCGGCTACTAAGATGATTAGTGCCGCTAAGTGTACTCAAGAGGATATGGAGTTCTTCTTCGGACAAGAAAGGAAGCATATATTTGTAAAGGACAAACTCAATACTCTCCATAACCTCAGCGGTAAAATGCTTCTCAAAACTTGTAAAGTCAGTACTATAGCACCGAAGGCCCTTAGGTAAAGCTGCAATAGCAGCTGGGCGTTCGTCCATGGGAATGTGCTTAATAAACCGAATCGGACCAGTAGTGTTGTAAACCTGGTCCTCAATTGCTTTAAAGAAAGGCCCACACCAAACTTTAAAGCGGTCCGAACGGCTATTAATTAAGCGAGCGTGCTTATAAACTTCGTAAGCTTCAAGCTTGACGAAGGACTTGACTTTACGCCTAACACTCCGTGGTGGTGGCAGGCCGTGGTTTGCCTCCCAGGCTTCACGCAACTCGGCCTTCCTCGACTCATTATAGCTAGTTTGGGACAGCCAATCAAAAAAGTCAGGTCTCTTAGTTATTGGCGTTAAATAAGTCTGGCACCACCACTCCGCACACTCCCTCAGGCCTCTCATTGCGCCCCGGTTGGGGGGCGGGACGTGACCGAGCATTCGCTTTGAGGCCCCGTCGTTGATGCTAACGGGGTCGTGCCGGTCAATGGAGGTAGGCGAGAAACCTGGAAACACCCAGCCCGGTAAACTGACGAAGTTCGCGGACCTCGCCGTGGCCTTGGCGCCCCTGACCAAACCGGGGGCTGGTTCTGGGATTGGCATGCTGACCTCTCGGGACCTGTACCCGAATGCCAATTGGGGCCGGTAGTCCCTCCAGGTGGCTGGAAACAACTTTGCCAGCTGGCCCAACCTGGAGGCTCGACCAAATTTTCGCTCTCTAAAAGCATCCTGATGATTGCCTCACAAGTGTTTAGGGCATGCACTGCCATATCATCAGGCATGGGAAAATTTGGTAGAGTGAGCATTCTCTGTCGAATGCTCCGGCCGCAGTTGGTAGGGTCAGCACCAAGAGGGTATTCCCTCTTAACTGCGGTCACAAGGTGAGGGACGTAATAGAGCTCCCTCCTCACATAAAACCCAAATAGCCAGAGCAGCAACCTGGCTAACTTAGCTCTTACCAGCTGAAAGCAGAAGGTGACAGCAAAGCACCAAAGTTTCTTGGCGCCACCGTAGGTCACTGCTGATAAGATGTCGTACGGGTCTGGGTGCACAACTGCAACCCAACAGAACCATGATGGCAAAAGCTATGCCGCTATTAATAAGTGTCGTCGTCCAAGAGCGACACTGTGACCACTGTAGCAGCATTTGTGGTAGCCACCAAGACCCACCG